AGAGGAGTCATTTCGATTAAATAGAATTGAAGACGTTCAAAATAAGGCAAAGGAACTTAAAGATGGTTATGCAGAACTTGAGAAAACAATTGAGTTCGAACAGGAAAGAGAGCGTCAATTCAATGCCCTTTCAAAGGAGATTACAAAGTTAACGCATGACATTTCTCAAAACAATACTCGGATTAACCTCAATCAGAGACAAATCCGAGATCTTGAACATGAAATTCAAACTATTACCAGTAACCTACAAAACAGAAATACTGAACATGCGAAATTAGAAGAGTTTAGAACTAATCTCCAAAAGACAATTGAATACCTCTCAGACAAAAAACAAGAAATCGTACATTACGATTTTGCCTACTCCCTTTTAAAGGACGATGGCGTAAAAACAAAAATCATCAAAAAGTATCTTCCATTCATTAATCAGCAGGTCAATCGTTATCTTCAGATGATGGACTTCTACATCAACTTTAAACTTGATGAAGAGTTCAATGAAACGATTGAATCTCCCATTCACGAGAACTTCTCTTATAGTTCTTTCAGTGAAGGTGAGAAAATGAGAGTTGACCTTGCACTTCTTTTCACTTGGAGAGAAGTTGCAAGACTCAAAAACTCAGTAAATACAAATCTGCTGATTATGGATGAAGTATTTGATTCTTCACTTGATGGTTTTGGAACTGAAGAGTTCCTAAAAATTATTCGTTATGTTATTAAGGATGCTAATATATTTGTCATTTCCCATAAATCAGACTTACATGACAAATTTGAAAGTGTCCTAAGATTTGAAAAGGTTAAAGGATTTTCACGTATGGTATCCTAACACAGGAGAAACTATGGTTACCCCAAACTGGAAACACAATTCGGGCAAAGAACCCAAACGAACTCTTAAACCTCAGGCAATGAGGGCACGAAAGGAGGCACTCAGACAATTTAAGAAGCGTCACATGAACCCGTCCAAGAGGCGGGTTTCGTCGTATTATGAGTCTATACGAACAGAACACTATGTCAGTCCAGCACGAGATCAAGTCACAACTTGCTAAACTTCTTGCTACTGAAGACCTTGTAGTCGAACACAAGAACGTTGAGACTGCCTGCTTTAACGTCCACACCCGTGTGCTAACCCTTCCGATGTGGGAGGGTGCCACCAATGAGATTTACGATATGCTGGTGGCACATGAGGTGGGACACGCACTATATACACCCGATCGTGACTGGTTGAAAGAATATAAAATGCCCCCACAGTTTGTAAATGTGGTTGAGGATGCACGTATTGAGAAACTGATGAAACGTCGTTATCCTGGTATTCCTAAAACTTTCTATCGTGGTTACAGTGAACTCTCCGAACAAGATTTCTTTTCGATTGAAGGAGTAGATATTTCTAAGATGAATCTTGCCGATAGGGCAAATCTATATTTTAAAATTGGTAACTTTGTTGAGATTCCTTTTGGTGAAGACCTTGAGATGCCCATCATTCGTATGATTGATGGTTGTGAGGACTTTGATGATGTTCTTCTGGCTGCACAGGCACTCTACAAATATTGTCAGAGTCAGATGAATACTGACACTAAAACTGATATGGATTCACTGGAATCGCAAAGTTCTGGTGAATCTGAGGCACATCAAGATAATGATTCTCAACAGCAAGAACAACCTGGAGAAGGTGAGGAAACACTAGAGCAACCTAGTGGTTCTAAAGATGAACAACTAGAAGAATCTGAAAGTCAAGGTGGTGGTATTTCTCAGGCACCTTCTGTGGATACAATGGATTCTCTTGAGAAATCTATTCAAGACCTTATTAACAAGAATGGCATTGAGAATGTGTATCTTGAGATTCCTAAGGTAGACCTTAAGAACATTATTGTTCCCAATGAAGAAATTCATCGTATCTGCGACTATCAGTGGAAAGAATCTCCTATTGAGTGGTTTGATGAAGTTGATTCTGAATTCCTGAAGTTTAAGAAGTCTGCCCAGAAAGAAGTCAACTATCTGGTCAAAGAGTTTGAGTGCCGTAAGTCTGCAGATTCCTATGCTCGTGCTACCACTGCCCGCACTGGTGTGTTGGACTGCACCAAACTCCACACTTACAAATATAATGAAGACCTATTCAAGAAAGTAACCACTCTTGCTGATGGTAAGAATCACGGTCTGGTATTTGTCCTTGACTGGTCTGGGTCTATGGCAGATGTGATGATGGATACTGTGAAGCAACTTTTTAATCTTGTTTGGTTCTGTAAAAAAGTTGGCATTCCGTTTGATGTTTATGCTTTTACAAACGATTATCCTCTTGGTTCGGTGGATGAAGATGGTCAAGCAACTTTACGTGGACTCCCTTATAAGAAACGTGAGGGTTTGATTCAGGTTGGAGAGTGGTTCTCTTTGATGAATATGCTGACTCATAAGACTAATACCAAGACTTTGGAGCATCAGATGAAGAATATCTTCCGTATGGCTTGGTATTTTTCTAAGTATGCTATGTATCATCTTCCTACTGGTATGAGTCTTTCGGGAACTCCTTTGAACGAGACAATGATTACACTGCATCAACTCATTCCACAATTCAAAAAAGAGAATGCACTGCAGAAAGTTCAGTGTGTTGTATTGACTGATGGTGAAGGGTATTCTATCAAATATCACCGTGAGGTTCAAAGGTCTTGGGAAACCAAACCATTCCTAGGAACGGCACACGTCGGATATGGTTGCTTCCTCAGAGATCGTAAGACCGGTAACACTTACAATATGGGTGATAATTGGTATGAGATGACCGATATTCTTCTTCGCAATCTTCGGGATAATTTTATTGATACTAACTTTATTGGTATTCGTGTTCTAGAATCTCGTGATGCTAATTCCTTTATCCGTCGTTACACTGAGACTGAGGCATTCGATAAGATTCGGGCACAGTGGAAAAAAGAAAGGGCATTTACAATCAAGACCTCTGGATATCACACATACTTTGGACTTTCTGCATCTGCACTCGCAAATGAATCTGAGTTTGAAGTTGGTGAAGATGCAACTAAAACTCAAATTAAAAGTGCCTTTGTTAAGAGTCTTCGTAATAAGAAGATGAATAAGAAAGTCTTGAATGAGTTTGTAGAACTTGTTGCCTGATAAATATTTTTATAATATAGGTATTAAAAGATGTCTAGATTTGGAAAGATGATAGGAGGTCAAAGATCGGCTCCTGCTCCTGCAGCACCAACTCCTCCCGAATCAGTAGCAGTTCCTACTCCTCCTGCTGAGGCAATTGCGCCAGAAGAAATTGCTGAGGATGTTTTGATTTCTACAGAAGAAGTTCTTACTGAAGCAACTCCTTTAGCACAAATGACCAAGTATGAATTGGAAGCTTATGGTAGAACTGTCGGTATTGAACTTGACAGAAGACACTCTCGTCGTAAACTGGTAAAAGAGTTGCAAGAGCATCTGGACAGTCTTTGAACTGTCCACTCTACCCCTGACTCTGCCCCACTCTGCCCTATAATAACTTCAGTTGAAACAAACAACCTTACATCATGTCTCTCTCTGTTGACTACATCCGCACCTCATTGCAGAATGTTTATGGTGAATCTGTAACGAGTGCGGATATTCGTGCATGGTGTGCGATGAATGGTGCTACATATCAAACAGTTACTAAGAAACTTACCGATTATAAAGTTGGTCACGGTAAGTGGAACCTTGAAGTAACTCAAGAGAAAGTAGAAGAAATCGAACGTACCTATCAAGCACCTGCTGCACTTCCTGCAATCGAACAAAACCTTATTCCTGAAAAAGATGATACCTTCGTCAAGTTTGGTAACTTCGGTGATGTTAAAAAAATTATTCAGTCCCGTCTATTCTATCCAGCGTTCATTACAGGATTGTCCGGTAACGGAAAGACTTTCTCGGTTGAGCAAGCGTGTGCTCAGTTGGGCAGGGAACTTATCCGTGTAAACATTACTATTGAAACTGATGAAGATGATCTTATTGGCGGTTTCCGTCTTGTTGATGGTGCAACCGTCTGGCACAATGGCCCAGTCATTGAAGCACTCCAACGAGGTGCTATCCTGCTCCTTGACGAGATCGACCTTGCCTCTAATAAAATTCTCTGTCTCCAATCTATCCTTGAAGGAAATGGAGTCTTCCTTAAGAAGATCGGTAAGTTTGTTCGACCCACTGCAGGTTTCAATGTCATCGCAACCGCAAACACTAAAGGTAAAGGTTCAGATGATGGACGATTCATTGGAACTAATGTGCTCAACGAAGCCTTCCTTGAGCGATTCCCTGTGACCTTTGAGCAGGAGTATCCTACTCCCGCTCAGGAAACTAAAATCCTCAATAATGTTGCTAAGTCTCTCGGTGTTGATGGTGCAGACTTCTGTAAGCGTCTCGTCGATTGGGCAGACATTATTCGTAAAACCTTCTATGATGGTGGTATCGATGAGATTATCAGCACTCGTCGTTTGGTTCACATCATCCGTGCCTACAGTATCTTTGGAAATAAAGAAACTGCTATTGAGATCTGTGTGAATCGTTTTGATGAAGAAACCAAA